GGTCAACAGCAACGGCAACGCGAACAATAACAACGCCAGCAATGCCAATGGCGTGGCCTTCGGATTCTGCACAGCGCGGTCTGACGCAGTAACCGCCGGAAGGCGGCGAAGCAGTACCTATGCAGAAGGAGAGCTTATTCCCGGCAAAAGCCAAAACAATCCGCCGGTGCAGACGGCTGGACGCTGCTTGCATGGCAGGCCGATGTGCGCGGGCCTGTTTCATAGCCGGACTGCCACGAGGGTAGAACGCGCACCCGACAATCATCCCTTACGGCGGGTGCCCGAACGGGCAAGGAGAAGAACCATACATGACAAGCGAAGAGCGAAAAGAGGGCCGGTATCAAAGACGCCGCGCCGGGCGGGAAGCAAAACGCCGGGCCAGGAGCGAAGCGTGCGGCAGCTTTGAGCAGGTATTCAGTTACGAGAACCTATACAAAGCGGGGCTGGCGTGCTGCAAGGGCGTGCGCTGGAAGTGCTCGACGCAGCGGTATCTGGCGAGTTTGTCTGAGAACACGGCCAGGACGCGGAAGGCACTGATGGACGGAACGTGGAAGACGATGGGGTTCCATGAGTTTGACATCATGGAGCGCGGAAAGCTGCGGCACATCCGGAGCGTCCACATCTCAGAGCGCGTGGTGCAGCGGTGCTTATGCGACAATGCGCTGGTGCCGCTGTTCTCATCGGCCTTCATATACGACAACGCAGCGAGTCTGAAGGGCAAGGGAATTGACTTTGCCATGGACAGAATGAACCGGCATCTGCAGCGGCATTACCGGAAGCATGGGATGCAGGGCGGCATCCTGGTGTTCGACTTCACGGACTATTTCAACTCCGCACCGCAGGAACCGATTCATCGGGAGAACCGGCGCAGGCTCTACGACGAGCGAGTCCGGGAGCGGGCAGAGAGCTTCATGGCGGACTTCGGCGAGCGAGGCTTCGGACTGGGCAGCCAGGTGAGCCAGATCGACGCGCTGATGCTGGGAAACGGCCTTGACCATTTCATCAAAGAGCAGCTGCACATCCGGGGCTACGGCCGGTACATGGACGACGGGTATCTCATCTGCGAGGACGTCCGGTATCTGGAGGAATGCGCCGCACGCATCCGGCAATACTGCGCCGGTATCGGGCTGCAGCTGAGCGAGAAGAAAACGCGCATCCTGCCGATCAGGCAGGGCGTGCGGTTTCTGAAAACAAAGTTCAAGCTGACGCAGACCGGCGGCGTCATTCGGAAGGTGCAGCGCAAAAGCACCAGAAAGATGCGGCAGAAGCTGCGGAAGTTCCGGCGGTGGGTAGATGACGGGCGCATGACGGAAGAAGACGTGCGCACGTCGTATGAGAGCTGGAAGGGCCACATGCGACGGGGAAACAGCTGGAAGGTGCTGCGGAAGACGGACAAGCTGTATCGAAAGCTGTTCGGGGAGAAAGGAGACCATCAATGTACGAAATTCGGAAGGACGGGGGCGTGATTGCGCTGACGGAAGCCCCTGATTATATCCGCAGGCATCCGGACGGGTTCTGGCTGCTGTGCGGAGAGGATGAGGCCGAAGGCGTGGCCGTGGGCGGAACGCCCATGCTGCTGTCGCAGATCATCCTGGTAAAACGCGACACCGGAACATTCCTGCAGGAAAACCAGGCGGCAAGCGCCATCGCATTTGTCACACTGGCTGAGAACGGAAGTATCGACGGCGTGACGGCCGGTGAACACGCGGAGCTGTTCAGCCCGTGGGCGTACCCGGTGGCCTACACCGCAGGACAGATCAGGGAACGCAGCGGAAAACTCTACAAATGCCTGCAGGCGCACACATCGCAGGGGGACTGGAAACCGGAGGACAGCCCGTCGCTGTGGGTGGGCATCTCTGACCCGGCAGAGGAATGGCCGGAGTGGAGCCAGCCGGTGGGCAGCACGGATGCCTACGCCAAGGGCGCAAAAGTGAGCCGCAACGGCAAACACTGGACGAGCGATGTGGACGCGAACACGTGGGAGCCGGGCGTGTATGGATGGACAGAGGTGACGGCATGACGGAGACCATCGTGGTGGCCGTGCTGAGCCTTGCCGGTACGCTCATCGGGACATACCTGGCGAACCGGAAAAGCGCGGCGCTCATTGCATACCGGCTGGAGCAGCTGGAGCAGAAAGTAGCGAAGCACAACGGTTTGGTGGAGCGCACCTACCATCTGGAAGAGGAGGCGGCGGTCTTCGAGGAAAAGCTGAAGGTTGCAAACCATCGCATCGACGATTTGGAGCACGGAACATGAAGCAGCAGAAACGCACCAGCTTAAAGACGACCACAAAGCGGGCGCTTTGGTTCTGCCTGGGAAACGGCGTGGGCTGGGTGTGGTGCAGCTACATCCTGGCATACCTCGGAAAAGAGTCCATCGCCGAGAAGCTGAGCCAGACGGCCGTGACGGAGATCGTCGGCGTTGTCGCTCTGTACTGCCTGAAGAGTCTGTTTGAAAAGCGGAAGGGCTTCGGGGCAGTCGGAAAAAAGGAAGCAGAAGAAACCGATCAAGAAATCTGAAAGGAGATCACCATGAACATTACACCCATCATCGAAACAGTATTCGCGCTCATTGCGGCGGTCATTACCGCCATCGTCATCCCGTACATCCGCTCGAAAACAACAGCGCAGCAGCAGACGGAGATCAACGCCTGGGTGCGCATTGCGGTTAGCGCAGCGGAGCAGATTTATGTCGGCTCCGGGCGCGGCCAGGAGAAGAAGGCATACGTCATCAACTGGCTGGCGGAACACGGCGTCACGCTCGACGAGACGCGCCTGGACGCCATGATCGAAGCGGCAGTATATGACCTCAAAAAAGGGCTGCTTCCGGCAGGAGGTGACGCGCAGTGAGTATCCGCATCGGCCAGGCAAGCCTCGGAGAGACCGGCGGACGCGGGCAGAAGCCTGGCAACCAGACGGGCCGGGAGCTGAACTTCTCGTATTGGTACAACGGAAGCTGGCTGGGGATTCTTCGGTTCAAAGACCAGGCCATGTCGGAGCGGGCGGCGCAGGCCTGCGAAGACGGCGTACGGAACCGGAACATCGGCTATGACATGGACGGGCGCAACACGGCATACGCCGCTGCGGAGGCAGTAGACTTCGCGCTCGGCAAGATCAACAAGCCGGTCGAGACAGACTGCTCGGCATTTATGATGCTGTGCGCGATCTCGGCAGGCGCGACGGAGCTGAAGAAACTCTTCAGGCGCCAGGGCAACAGCTGCACGACTTACTGTATGCTGCACGACTGGCCGACGACCGGACAGTTCGAGATGCTGAGCGGGAAGAAGTTTTTGACGGACGACCGCTGGCTGCGGCGCGGCGACATCCTGGTATCCCAGGGACACACGGTAATGGCATTAGACGACGGAGAAATGGAGGACGAGAACATGGACAAGGATAGATTCGCAGAACTTTTTGGGCAGATGCGCAAAGACCTGCAGGACAACGACTGCAGCCAGTACAGCGAAGAAGCCCGGCAGTGGGCCACGGAAAAGGGCATCGTGCTCGGCGGCGGCACGCTGGAAGACGGCGAGCCGAACTATATGTGGCAGGACATGATGACGCGAGAACAGTTTGTGACGGTACTGTACCGGTTCGCAAAGCTCGCGGGCCTGGCGTGAGACGCACGGGAGGGGCCGGAGACGGCCCTTCCCGAAAACGCTATAAGGAGGCGATACGGTGCCATCCAATATTTTGAGCGCGGACACGGGGTTTCCACAGTTCACGAAAGAAACGTCCGACAAGGACAAGATCGAGCAGATCACGAGCTATCTCTATATGCTGCTGGAGCAGCTGCGGTATTCGTTCTGCAATCTGGACAAAGACAACTTCAATGAGACAGGCTTTGATGAGATCGTGAACATCATCACGGAGCCGGTATATGTGCAGCTAGAAAATGACGAGAAGCAGATTCTTGCGCTGCAGGTCACGGCAGAGGGCCTGGGTGCGAGGCTGGAAGATGCAGAAGGAAACATCACGTCTCTAACTGCGACGGCCAACAGCCTGACGACGCGCATCACGAACGCAGAAGGAGATGTTTCGTCGCTGCAGCAGACGGCGACAGCGCTGCAGAGCAGAATCACGACGCTGGACGGCAGCGTATCGTCTCTGACACAGACGGTCAACAGCATCACGCTGTCGGTCTCCAACGGAGAAAGCAGCAGCACGATCAAGCTCATGCGCGACGGCGTGGTGGTGTCCAGCAAGTCGATCAGCTTCAGCGGCATGGTCACGTTCTCAGACCTGTCCACCGCAGGACAGACGACGATCAACGGCAGCAACATCACGACCGGCACGATCGACGCCATCGACATCTACGGCTGCACCATCGAAGGCAGCACCTTCCGAAGCATCCTGCAGTCGAACGGCATCTGGGGCGGCGAGATCGAGTTCTGCTATATGAACAGCAGCTACACCGCAGGCGGCATCCGGCTGGACGCCAACGGAGCGGGCAGCCAGTATGAAAACCGGTACAGAATGTTCATCTACACGAACTATATTCGCGGCGTGTCGTTTGCCATGAAGCTGCAGTCGGCGGGCGGCATCTCCATCGAGGCGGACGACAATATTTACATCTACGGCAACAGCGGCGTGACGATCTCGTCGGGCGGGAATATCAAATTCTACGGCACGGTCTACATCAACGATTCGCCGCTGAGCACGAGCTGAAAGGAGCACAGCATGAAAACAACACTCATCCGATGCGTCAACGCCTGCATGGCGGTGAACTATCTTTCGCAGATGGAATGGGACTACAAGACGGCCTTCACGCTGGCAAGACTGCGGCGGGCCTTGCAGCCCTCTGTGGACTTCTATATCCGCGAAGAGAATAAGCTGACGCAGGAGTTCGGGCAGCTCGACGAGAAAGGAAACGTTGCCTTCACGGAGCGCGGCACCTTCCTCTTCAAAGACCCGGCAGACGCACCGGAATATAACACGCGACGGTTTGAGCTGGCCAATGTCGAGACGGAGATCGACTGGAAACCGGCGGCGGTTCCGGAGCCGCAGAAGATCAAGCCCATCCATCTGGAAGCGCTGGAGGGGTTCATCCGGTTCGGAGGTGACGGCGCATGATCGGACTGCCACCAATGGCAAACCAGGACGGTATCCAGAAATACAAGCAGACAAAGTTCGGCGGGTACAACCACACGCTCGGCGCAGACAACGGCGACATCTGGGACATGAAAAATATGACGAGCGACTTCTATCCCCTGCTCGCACCCAGGCGCCCGCGTTGGAAGGTACGCACACTCACAAAACCGAACGGGTTCTACGCGCACGACGGGCTGTACTGGGTGGACGGAACGGGGTTCTACGCAGACGGAACGCTCAAGGGAACTGTCACGAACGGGAGAAAGAAGTTTGCGAGTCTGGGTGCGTACATCATCATCCTGCCGGACAAGAAGTATTATAACCGCCTGACGGACGAGTTCGGCGCGCTGGAAGCGAGCTTCACCGGCAGCGCAAAAATTCAGGACGGAATCTACGCAGGCGAGGACGCAAAGGCCAACACGATCTATGCGTCCGGTGCGGCATGGGATTCCATCTTCAAGGTCGGAGATGCGGTGACGATCTCCGGCGCAGTGAAGCATGAGAGCAACAACAAAACGCCGATCATCCGGGAAATCGACGGCGACTACCTCCGCTTCTACGAAAATACCTTCACGATCGGAAGCGGAGGGGACACGGAGACATTGACCGTCAAGAGAACCGTGCCGGATATGGACTTTCTGTGCGAGAACGAGAACAGGCTCTGGGGCTGCAAGGAAGACACGATCTACGCCAGCAAGCTCGGAGACATCTTCAACTGGAACGTATTTGACGGCGTGGCCACGGACAGCTACAGCGTAAATGTCGGCAGCGCGGGCGACTTCACGGCGTGCTGCAGCTACCTGGGCTATCCATGCTTTTTCAAGGAAGAGCACATCTACAAGGTCTACGGAGACAAGCCGTCAAACTTCCAGGTGATGGGCAGCGCCTCTTTGGGCGTGGAAGCTGGCAGCGACGCATCCATTGCCATTGCCGGAGAGACGCTTTTCTACCTGGCCCGCACGGGCATTGTCGCCTACTCCGGCGGCATCCCGCAGCAGGTGGGCGCGGCGTTCGGCACGCAGCGGTTCCGGAACGCCGTGGGCGGCAGCGACGGAACGAAGTATTACGTCTCGATGAAGGACACGGCGGGCGCCTGGCATCTTTTCGTGTATGACACATTGCGGGGCCTGTGGCACCGGGAAGATGCGCTGGAGGCTGTCGGCTGGGGCTGGAACGAGGAACTGTATTTTCTGGCTGCAGACGGAAGACTCTTACTGAACGGCAATGCCAGGACAGCGCCCGACACGGCGGTTCGGGAGACGGAGGTCTCCTGGATGACAGAGTGGGCGGACTTCTACGAGTACACAACGTATTCCTCGGCATCGGTGCCGATTCCGCAGAAGAAGGGCATCGGAAAGCTGCTGGTGCGGCTGGAGCTGGACGAAGGGGCCAGCGTGAAGATCGAGATGCAGTTTGACTCAGACGGCGTTTGGCGCGAGGTGAAGACGCTGCAGGCGGAAAAGAAACGCAGCTTCTATCTGCCGATTGTGCCGCGCCGGTGCGATCACTTCCGCATCCGGATGACGGGCAGCGGCGGATGCAGGCTGTATTCGCTGGTGCGCGAGGTCTACACGGGAAGCGAACTGTAACCACGAAAGGAGACGACAATGGCACAGAGATTTACATACGATGAGTTTCAGCGGGAGCTGACGAACTCCGGACTTGGCAGCGAGTTCTCGGCGGCCGATCTGAAACTGGCACAGCAGAATCCGGATGCAGGAATGAGCATCCTGAAATACAAGCGCGACTACCACAACGCCACGACGCCGGAACAGCGGGCGCTGGCGAACCTGGGCGCGGAAGGTATCCGTAGCAGCTACGGAAACTACACGGGCGGCGGAGCGGGTTCACAGTTCTACCTCGACCCACTTTCCCCGAACAGCTTCCAGCAGGATGCAAAGCCGACGTACTCTTCGAGCCGCACGGGGTTGGTGGACGATCTTCTGAACAAGCAGCTGAACTATGGCAACTATTCTTATGACGTCGCTCAGCCGGAATACACGAACCGGTACGACGAGACCATTCAGGATTTGCTGAAGCAGATTTTGAACCGAGAAGAGTTCAGCTATGACCCGGAGCGCGACCAGCTCTACAGCCAGTACCGCAAGCAGTACACCCGCGAAGGAGACCGTGCACAGCAGAACGCCATCGGCGCAGCGGCAGCAGCGTCCGGCGGCATCCCATCGAGCTATGCGGCGACGGCAGCGGCGCAGGCCGGAGACTACTATGCGGCGCAGATGACAGACAAGATTCCGGAGCTTTATCAGTTGGCCTACAACAAGTACATGAACGACTACAACATGAAGCTCAGCGATCTGGGCGCCGTGCAGGGCGCAGAGCAGTCGGACTATGACAAATATCTCAACGAGCTGCAGCAGTACAACACGAACCGGAACTTCGATTACCAGACATGGGCAGATGCTTACAGCCGGATTGCAAACGACGTGCAGACGGCGAGCGCACTGGAGCAGCTGGACTACACGAAGTATCTGAACGAGCTGAACCAGTACAACACAGACCGCAGCTTCAACTACCAGAACCTGCTCGACGAGATCAACCAGCAGACGGGACTTCGCGGCGAGGCACTGGAGAAGGCGCAGCTGGCTGCGCAGTACGGCGACTATTCGTACCTCCGGAAGCTGGGCATCGACACGTCCGCATACGAGGCGGCGCTGGCAGCCAAGGGCACAAGAAGCGGAGGCGGCGGTTCCGGCTCCGGAAGCGCTGGAGGCTCGAAGATCAACGGCGGCGGCAGCTACAGCGGCAACGTGGCCATGGCGAGAGATTCGTATAACGGCGTACAGCGGACGATCTCGACACTGCTCGGCCAGGGCAACTATGACAGGGCCTATGATGTGGCCGTCGGCGCACGCGGGCAGATGTCGAAGCAGCAGTGGTCTGACGTGGCGAAACGGATTTACGAGGTGAGCGGAATCAAGATCGACGACTCCGTGAAGTACAAGTAAGGAGGAAAGCATGAGCGTTATTTCCAAGAAATCTTTCCTGAACAAAGCGAACAAGCAGCAGAGCAACTGGGAACAGACCGCCGGCCAGGAGGCCGGTGGCGTCCTCAATAAGCAGGACTTCATCCGCCAGGCACAGAGCGCCGCGCAGCAGCGCCGCCAGGCACAGGAACAGAAGGCTCCACAGCGCGAGAGAAGCGGCTTCGACCGGACGGCGACGCCTGCCAGCATTGCAGGACTCGGCGCACCGGCCCCAACTTCTCAGCGGCAGAAGGAGCGATACAACCAGGAGATCGGCCAGTATGGCGTGGGCAACATCGACCTTTACAACCGGCCGCAGTATCGGAACGCCGACGGCAGCATCTCGACCGTGGACAGCACGAGCTTCAACATTCAGGGCAAGGAGGTGCTGCTTCCGTCGGTCTGGATGAAAGACGGGAAGGCATACCGCAGCAGCGACGGAGACGAAATTCTGCAGCACTTCTATGACACCGGGGAGTTTCTGGGCGTATTCGACACAGTGGATGCTGCGAACAGCTACGCAGAAAAGCTGCATGATGCGCAGGATTATTACTACACCACGCAGCGCGAGCAGGCGCTGGACGAAACGGCAGCACACGATCAGCTGCAGGGCATGAAACGGACGCTCGCCATCTTGGAGAGCCAGAAGAAGCAGGAGCAAGCGCAGCAGCCCGGTATCCTTTCCATGCTGGGCAAAGCCAGCGATTCGACGCTGCCAACTTTCCGGGCAGACTCTGCGCAGAGCGAAACAGACCGGCGCATCCAGGCGCTGCAGGACGAGATTGACCGGCAGGAAAGCGAGAGCCAGATGCAGGGCACGAAGCGGCCGGAGACGTACACCGCGAAAAATGTGGGACGATATAAAGACCGGCTCATTGCGCTGGCCAGCGTTCCGGGAACCTGGACAAAACGCCAGAAGCAGGAGGCAGAAGAGATCATCGGCACGCAGAGCGGGTTCGGCGGGCTTCTAGGCTATGAGCAGAATGTGACGGCCTTTGCACCGTACCAGGAAGCGATGCGCAAGGGTGACACAGAGGCGGCAAAGCAGTGGCAGCAGATTTACGATGTTCTTTACACGATACTGTACTCCAGGCAGACGGCGGTTGCGAGCGGGCTGCAGGAGGGACTGGGTGTGACATCGGCTGCGGCTGCAGTCGGAAAAGCGCTCGGCGCGAACGAGGACGAGTATCACCGGCAGATGGAAAATGCACAGCGGGCGCAGGCGGAGCATCCGGTACTCGCGGGCGGCGCGAAGATCGCGGGAAGCCTGGCATTGATGTCCGGCATCGGAGAAGCGGCGGGCGCCGGGCTTGCGGCAGCAGGAATGAACACCGGCAGCCTCGGCTTCAAGGTGGCGGCGGGAGCGCTGAGCTTCGCCGGAGCTGATGCCGTACACAATGCAGGTGCAGCCGCCATGGGCGACATGAGCACGGAAGATTACCTCAAACGCATTGCCATCAGCGGCGCACAGGGCATGGCTGGCAATCTGGCAGGCGGACTGGTAGGAACAGGCCTTGCCAACGTGCTGCGCGACACACATATGATGACGCCGTTCATGGAGTTTCTGCGGCAGACGGCAAGCGGCGTGACGAACGCGAGCGTGAACCAGGCAGTCGGCTATCTTGCGGCAGATGAAAAGCCGACGAAAGAAGAGATCGCCACAAACCTCGTGACGGCGTTTGCGTTCTCTGTGCTGAGCAGCGCAATCAGCAGCTACCAGACGACACAGCAGCAGAAGGCGCAGATGAACCAGGCATACCAGGCCATTGAGCAGGGATACCGCGCAATGACGGCCGGAACGGAAAACATGACGCCGGAAGCAAAGGCGCAGCGGGCGCAGTTCATCATGCAGCAGACGCAGAGCCTGCGTGAAAGCGTCAACAGCTATTACATTGCGGGCCAGCAGAAGGCCGTGGACAATCTGAATGAAACGCTCGATCTCATCGACGAGGCGATGCGGGCGTATGTCAACGGGTACGCTGCGGCGTCCAGCGCCATGCAGACACCGAACGTCATGCTGCCGGGCGGCGGAAGCACGGGCCAGCTGCCAACGGCGGCAGACCTGCCAACGACACCGACAGACCCGCAGATGCAGAAGCAGGTGGAGCAGGAGCTGCAGACCGCCATCCAGCAGGGACTGCAGCAGGGACAGGCTGGAACGCAGAACACACAGCCGCCGGAGAGCGGGCAGGCTCTGCAAAATGGGAACGCAGCGGCAGCGGCTGCGCAGATTGCAGTGCAGGCAGCGGAACAAAACCAGCAGGCACAGCAGCCAAGTCTTCCGACGGCGGCGCAGGCCGCAGCCGTGCAGCCGCAGCAGTTGGAACAGAGCACGCAGCAGGAAGCTGGGCTGCTGACGCCGCAGCAGGTGCAGACCGAACAGACTGCCACACCGCTGGAACGCCTGGAGACCATGGGCGTGAGCGGAAAACGCGCACAGTCGATGGCACGCGGCATTGAGGC